CCTGTCCCACTGGTTCCGGTAATTCCAAGGCCGCTACCCAAGTCATAACCTGTTCCTGTACTGCCGGAACTTGCACCTGTAACACTCGAACCATCACCAGAACCTAACCCACTCCACCAGTCGCTAATTCCGTTGGTCACATCCTTGTTTCCGAGCGCATTGGTGACACCTTTAAGCCCCTGACCAATGTAGTCATTCTGTTGAGCCTGACCCGCCATCGTTTGACCATATTGATTGCCAGCCAACGCCTGATCTGCCTGCCATCCTTGGAAAGTCCTGTTTTCCGGCTGTCCAACAGTCGGCGCAGCAATCCCGGTCACATTGGTATCAGGAGCCAAACCAGCCCACCCAGATTCGGTGGCATTCAACCCTGCAAGGTTAGCCCGATTGTTCGCCTGTTCATTGCTCCAAGCATTGAACCCACCGAGAATAGCCTGATTCTGAGCATTCACATCATTTCGATTGAGAGCATCCTGTGACTGTCCCCAAGCTGAACCAGAGCCTGTACCAAGACCCATTGCAGCTAATCGGGCGTTTTCCTTGTTTCGCTGTTGTTCCAGCATGGGCGCTTGGGTATTCCGATAAGCGTTCATCACATCATTATTGACGTTGAATCCCGACTCCATCCCGCCGATAGCTTCACCCTGCTTACCCCGGAGAGCGCCAAGCATTGCCTCCTGTTCAGGGGCCAATGACTGTGTGGCTGTAATCTTGCCGGTAACAGGGTCAGTGGTATAACTAGTGGAACCAAAATTGGTGTTCTGAGCAACAAGATTCTGATCTCTTGCCCACAGAGCATTCTGTTTGTTGAGATCATTTACCCGCTGAATATCGGACCATGACTGTTGATTGCCAGCACTCGCAGCACCAGCGCCACCGGAGCCAGCCGCTTCCTGTTGGGCTTCCGCTGCCGCCTTTGCTGCCTTCTTCTGACGATTAGCGGCGAGCGCAGCACCACCCACACCGACGACTGCCGCTGTAATAGACCCGCTCATACTGCCACCTCTCTTACCTGACGGTAATCAACTGTTATTTCCTCGCCGTTGAATCCACCACGACGACCATGAATATCTCGTAGAGCAACCCATCCGAGATCATCACCAAATATTCTTGTTGCAACAGCATTTGGTGCGCCTGAGTGATTGGTGTAACGTCCGGCAGGGGTTCTCCGTCCATTAATTCTAGCTGGACAAATCAGACTTCCCTGAGAAATATTGGCTTCAGCAAACAGTCCTTTTCCATGAATCGGAGACTTGCGAACAGCTACATGAGACTCCCAATTTTTCGGGAAAGGAACCAAGTCGAAATCAATGTTTGAATATTCACTAACTTCCTCGGCTGTCATACCAATGTCGACCAGCATTTTCTCGTAATCATCATCCAAGGACAGCAACATTTTCGTTTCCTTGAATGCCTCGAAGTACAGCGTTTCCTCAAGCCAACGGGCTTCCAACTTTTCAATATCATGCTCGTTATCAGGATTGGGAAAAGCGTTCTGCCAAATAATATCCTCAAGCACATAAACAGCTTTGCGGCCCGGGGGACCAACGAAGGTCATTGGTGCAGACATGATTTTGAAACCGCCAGCGGGGTCGATAAACTTCCCTTTGCCTTGAACGAAAATGTTCAACTGTTCGTAGCGATGGGTATGTCCGACAACGAAAGCACCAGCGGGGAACCTTGCTTCCCGGATATAAACACCATCATTAAAATAGTGGAACACCGGACAATCAGCCTGTTCGAGAACCATCATGGTCTGAATAAGACCATCCATATCCTTGTGCGCCATCTTGCCAACGGATTCAACTGTGAGGTCATTCATACAATCCCGCCTTTCTCCAGAATCCAGTCAGTCGACACCCAAAGCGTTTCAGCATTGGTTTCGAGACCAATCCGAATAGACGCAGCAAAGGCAACACCTGTGATGCTTACCCATTGCTTATCTGACTGTGACCCACCTGACCAAACTGCATCCGTATCCCAGAGGGACTCATTCCAGATACCGAAGTCACTTGTTCCAAAGGATGCCGGGGGCGGCGTAGTGGAGAAATCAAAGGCCATGTTCGCGCCTGCCCGGTACTTGAATTTCCCCGAAAAGACCATTGTGGGACGGAACATTTTGTAATGCTTGTTGGCACCGGGAAGCCCGAAGTAACTGAACGCCTGTTGGCACTCGGCATAAATATTCTTCCCACCATCACCATCCAGAGGAACATCATCCAGACTGCCTTCCCATGCGCGATAAACAATCCCATCGCCGCCGAACATGATTGCATCACGAACATTCGCCCATGAGTAAGCAGCCATTCCCTCGAATATCGTCCATGCTTTCGTCAATGTGTTGTACACCAACTGTTGAGTCTGCCCGATGACCACGCCGGGGGTATTAATCAGGATGAAGTTGGCGGCGGGATGCAAAAGAATCTCCCAACCGCTTCGGAAACTGCCACCTGTAATCACTTGGCTGATTAGGAACTGAATCTTCTGGGACAGCGCATTATCGAGAACAGAAGCTGCACCAGGCTTGGTCACAGAGCCAAGCGTAATCATTCCGTACTGCGTCAGAATGGCAACATCGCCACCGAATTTCGTTGCACAACGACGGGTGAATGTTCCACCAATATAAAAGACACCAACCAGTTTCCAGTTGTCGGGGTCTTCGGGGTCTATCCCTTGGTAGAGGACAACTTCTCCCGCAGAAGAAATCCCTGCGAGGTAATCATCTGGCCCGAACCCCGCATCTTGGGTATAAACAATGAGAGTCTGGAGGAACCCTCCGTGTGCGAAATTAGCGCCAAAGTCAAACGACTTGGCAACACCCCATAACTGTTCGGGCGGCAAGTACCAGCCTCGGGTACTGTCTTTTTCGACGGCCCACAGTCGGTGTTGATGGACGATGGGGACGACGAGTTTTTGCGGGTTGATGTTAGCCCAAGTCCCAGCAACAATTCCATCCCCGAAAGTCGCACGTGTGAGCGTCGTTCCGTTCCAGAGAATGCCATCATCAACTCCATTGAAAGCAACCAGCCAAACCCCTGCCGGATTAGCCATGTTGGTGTATTGCCACCAAGGATTCGTTGAAAGGCACAGCGGGGTAGCGGCGGCATAATCCCCCGGCATGGTTACATCAACAACCTTGCTCTGGTCGGCTGCGAAAATATTGCCTGACCCGTTGGCCCCGTTGTAACGCATGATCGTACCGATGGCACCACTAAGCCCTGTGGCGTGTTGCCTGAAACCTTTTCTCACTCGACAGCCGAATGGTTCCGGGAAGAAATTCCGCATCAGGATTGCATCTGTCTCCGGCATGTTGGAGATTGGATTGAATGCATTTAGCCCACCTGTTGGCGCGGGAACAGTTGTCGAACCTGCAATCTGAGGACGGGTCTTCGGGAGGCTCATGGCGTACCCGTGTTCCAATTTCCGTCAGGTACGTTGGTTGTATTGAGCCAAGGCGTCTGATACGTGTTGGCGAGACCCAGAATCGGTGCGCCGTGGTCAGCCCCAGTGAACTGTTCCAGCGCCCGAGTAAAGTCATTGACCAGCGCAGCGGTGTCCAACCCCTTCGCTTGCCACATTTTCAGTTTCAGGAATTTAACAGTCAGCCAGAAATCGAAAAGAATAAGGTCAGAATCGTTGGATACCAACGGGAGGAATTCATTGGGGTCAAGGTAGCTATTCACCCAACCGTCACTGATATATTGGTAATTGAAGTTGAGGCCATCGGAGCCGGGAATTGGCAGGAAATCGAACTTGCTTCCAGCCACCCGATACCGGGAGAACGGACCAACGCTGATAAGTGCATTGTTCAACGTCTGCCAACCTTGGGGAGAAACAGGGCCGTAAGCTGGTCGTCTGTTGCTGCCATCCCAAATCGTCTGATTGACCATCCGAGAGAAGTCAGAGGGCTTGGGATACGACTGTTGATTTGCGACTGTGAGGATGGTTTCCGTCTTGAGCAGGAATTCCCACTCGTACAACATCACCAGTTCATTACCGACCGCATTCAACAACGCCAACAGTTGAACACTGGTGGCTTCCAACGAGGTCACAAGTTCAGTAGGAACCGGCAATCCAAGTTCCATCGCAGTTTGCTTGGCAATCTGGAGAGCGGTTCCTTGCATGACTTACCCCTTCGACTTCGGCGCTGCCTGAGCGGCCATGATTTGCTGCATCTGGGACTTCAACAACTGAATTTCATTGTCCCGCTTTTCCAGTTCGGCTTGGAGTTTGGTATTAGCCGCATCGCTTAGAGAAGCCTCCAAAAATGCCTTGGCCTTCTGACGAAGGGAATGGGAACCCATGATTTTCTGAGCCAACTGGTCAGGCATGTCAGCCAACTGTTCGACAGTCGAGACATTCATCGCCTTCAACTCGGCAACCTGTGTCACCGTCATCTGGGGCCACATTTCCAGTGGTGTCCCGGAAGGAGCCATTTCCTTACCCGCTTTGAAGGCTTCGTATTTCTCCTTGAAGCGAATCTGGTACTCGGGCGTAACCGGCGTGTCGATAACTGTGTTCTTGTCACCGGGGACAAAAATCTTGATGTAATCAATCGCATCAAAGATTGCTCGGCCTGCTTCTGCTGACTTTGACCTGTTCAAGATGGGTTCCACCCGAAACTGAACATACAGTTTCTTGTCCAGCGCAAACCGGGCA